GCCACTAGCCCAGCAGTTGCTCCTTCAGTTTTTTTGCTTTTCTGATTTTTTTATACAATAAAACGCCTGGAACAGCAGCACCCATACCTGTTGCAGCAAGTATCAGTTCAAGTCCGCCAGAATCAACCGCCTGGTTGAAAATCTCTAAAAATCCTTCCATTTTAATAACTCCAGATCATTAAACCGTCTTCTCTATCGTCTACATGCAGAAATCTTTGACTGCCTGTGAAACTGAAGCCATACCCACCGAACAAGCCCATCTGAATTCCGATTTCTAATAGCCTTGCCCCATCGGCATTCCAGCAGGCTATGTCCACGGCTCGACCTAATACATGATAACCTGTTGATTTTGGCTTGCCGTCTTTCCATTTAGCTTTTTCAACCGGATGCTCTGGTGAGCGATAGGCTGAAGTTAGTCTGATGGGTTTGCCGTAGTGCTGACGTAGAGTTTCCAGCTTCGTCAAAAAGACTTCGGACATGCCGCATTCACCCGTAAACTTGCACTTCAGCTCGTCGCGTGAGAAATGCTCAGAATGATCAACGGTTGCCATCAAGTTTCCTTTTCTGGGTAATCAATACACTCTTGACTGTACATTTCGCCAAATGCCTCTCTCTGTGGCAAAGGCATTAACTGAAGGTCTACATATCTGTGATTCTCGCGGTAATGGTCAATGACGCAACTGCAAAGCTGAATGGCGGATTGCATGGCTAGGTTTGAAGTCATGCCCTGCATTTGGTAAGTGGGAGCCAAACGAAGTGAGCATTGGTAAGCCCATGAAATAAGGTGCAAAGTCTTGTACTCAACAGGCAAAGCAAAAGCTGAAGTTGAAAGCAGCAAAGCCAAACCTGTGAGAATCGGTTTCATCTCCTTAATTCTCTGTTTATAACATCCCCCAAATTATTGACGGCAATCGTCATATCTTTAATTGCTACATTGGTTGCGCTCATTATCGACATAAGCTCAGAGTTTGACGTCTTCATGTATTGCCTGAGTTCTTCATCATTTTTCGCGTCAGCCGCTAAATAAAGCTTTCGCTCTTCCATCATCATACTGTCTTTTTTTTCTGCATCTGCTCGCAATTGCTGCTTTTCTTTATCGTGCTGTTTGAGAATAAAAATGATTAGCCAAGCAAAGAAAATCAACGCAGAAGCTGAAGTTCCAAGTTCTTGGACAACGTCAATTATTCCGGTGGCTTCTGCTGGCATATGCTCGGCCTTGTTAGTCGGTTGGTGGTATTGGCCACGTTACGTTGGTTAGATTGCCGTTTGTCACTGTTGCAAATGTTGTATCGTTGAGTCTAATTGTTCTTGCCATTAGTTATTTACCAATAATTCCTGTGTTTTTGTTTGTTCGTTCTCTTCATTTAAATTCTTATAAATGTTACACCGATACTAGAAAATTCAAAATCATTAGATGCAGAAAAAAATCTGTATTGAAATCCAAAAACATCATTTGATGTATCTGTAACTGAAAAAAGAAATGGGATGCTTGTGCCTGTCACGGCAGTATTATTATCTAGCCTTTCGATATTCACCTTTACATCACTTATAATATTATTGGGGTCTGTGTAAGTAGCACCATTATCATTAGAAAAAACTCCTTTTAATTGAAACTGTCTAACCTGTGACGATGTAGTGTCATTATTTGTTAACAAATAAGTGAAACTTATAAGATACTTACCAACAGTAGGAAATAAAAACTTTGTGACAACACCTGAGGATGGTGTGGATGTAGTTATGCCACTACCCTCTGTGATACTTGCGAAATCACTTGCAACAGAAAATCCTTTATCATAATTAGTGGTGGTTCCAAAACCAGAGGCTGTTATAGCAGTTACACTTGTACTGTTAAAAGTTTGAATTGTTTTAGTGTCAGTAACCACCCCACTGCCAATCGTGCCACCTGTTAAATTGACATTACTAGAATCTTGCGTGGCTATCGTACCCAATCCTAAATTGGTTCTTGTGGTTGAATCATCTGAAACATTTAAAGAACCCGTCACGCTGATATTTCCGCCAGTGTTTAGCTGTGCAGAAGTGGAAACCGTGCTGGCGGTTAGCGTTAGGCTTGAACCATTATAGTTCTGGATTTCGTTTGTTTTGAGTAATGACATTAAATTAACTCTACAAATTCAAAGTTGTAGTCATAAAGCTGCGAGCCAGGATAAGAATAAGCAATACTCGCTGGCTCAAAGAAAGAACCGAATACTGCGGTGTTCGTTTGATAGCCTAGAATCTGCGCGGCTACAGGTTGCATTCTCAGGCCACTAAAGACTTTCGTTGCTGTTGCTCGTTCGCTTTCTAAAACCTGAACGCTTCCGCTGAATCTTCTGCGAATCTCACCCAATCGGTAAACTAACCCACTGTCTCTTTCTTGTTTGATCCCTAGCGAGTCTCTGCTGATTGACATTCCGACATTTGGATTGTAGGTTTCCAGCACTTTTCCGGCTCGGATCGTGTTGACGATGAGCGGCAACTTCATGCTTGATACTGTGAAGTTCGCGCCACCATTTCCGGTTAACTGCAAATCTTCTGTGCCTGTGCCGTCACCAGTAATTCGGTTGATTTGCTCTGTAAAAACCCCATCGCTGACAAAAGTACCCAGCTTGATTTGTGGATAGTCTTCAAAATAAATGTTTGCAGCACTCGCTTGCAATCTGCCTAGATTCCCATTGCTTGCCGTAACCCAACCGTCCAAACTGCCTTTGACGTCTGTTGAATTGGTTAGGGCAATCTCAACCGTGTTGGTGGTTGCTGGACAAGCCACAAAAACCGAATCATTCCAGTGGGTTTTCTCGTTGAGTAGGTACTGCTCGCTCAAAGTGTAAGTGTTCGAGTACGTTTCTGTCGACAAGGTGCTTGCGCCTGAATCCTTGAATGTGACTGTTACCGATTCTGCCAAGTAAGAGAAAAAAATGGCTTCCGCACCTGCACAAGTTACCGTCACCGTTGCCGTTGCCGAATCAGCAATGTAAGGCTGCCTTGGATAATTGTTCTCAACTTTGGCGATTGCATAATCGCTCGATAATTGAGTCGCTGAACTGCTGACGCTTGTAATTGAATTCGTGTAAATGATTTTCACTCAAACCTTACAAAGTCGATTTCTGTTGGTCCGCTGATGGTTGTCTCTTCTGCATCAAAACTATAAATGATCGAAGTAATGGTAATCGTGGCTTTGATGCTTTGCTTTTCGTCTATGCAGATGATGCGGTAGCCAAGCAGCCAAGTATCCTTGATTCCAAAAATTCGAGCCGTGCAGATAGGCGCAGATTCGCTGATAAGAATTGCTCTCAAGAATTCAATTACCTTTTCTTCAACTGTACTTAGAGCGTCATATTTTTGTTCTTCTCCATAACCTAGATTCTTGACTTCAACGACTTTTAATTCTGTCAGAAGTGTATTTGAATCTGGGTAAGGCTGATTGAACTCGTATTCGCTATAAACTTTCTTGATTGGATAAGCTGGCGAAATCTGCAAAGCCAATAATTCAGGTGTTCGTACAGTTGAGCTGGCTGCTCCGGTTTGAATCCGGTTAATGACACGCAAGGTGCTTCCAGTAATCTGCAAAAGCATGTTTGCCGATTCTGCGATGTTTGCGGCAAAATCCAAAAGCGGCTCGTCTCTGGTCGTAGCTTGCGGCATCTATGGTTTGTAAAGTTCAATTTCTGAAGTTGTGTCTGCAACTACCAACGAGCGAACCGTTAAGGTTCCGGTTGCATCAATTGTCAGAGTTACGGCTAATCGAATCTCAGCAGGTGATTCGACAATGGTTTCGGTGCTGATTGTTGTGTCTGCGTTGTAATTGGTTCCGCTCATGCTAGGCTGGTGTCCAAGGTTAGCCCAAGTTGTGTGGCAACATACTGATAAGCACCCAGCAAGGTGGAACCTCTTGTGCTGATTCCAGAAATCGAAAGCACACCCCCAGTAGTGGCAGCGTTCAGCTTAATCACAGTTGAGGTTGGTGCTACACCTGAACCGCCTGAACCATTCCAAAACTCGCTCGAAGTGTTATCCGTTGAATAAATCAAAACCCCATCCTCGCGGATTTCAATCGGGTAACTGGAATTGTTTGTTTGCAAATCTGGGTTCGCTACTTCGTCATCTTTTTTCTTGATAACTGGCGTGACGTTTTTGACAATGCCCCAACTAAACGGCACTCGAAGTGGAACTCCTACACGGTGCGTGTCTCCGTCACTCGTAAAGGTTCCAGCAGTGCCAACGCCACTGGTCACAGGCACAAAGTTTTTATCCTGCAAAGTGAACGTGTTTGAACTGGTTCTGACAACGTAATAATAGTTGTCTGCGCTGACGCCTGAGTATTCTAATAACTGTCCATAGGTGTCCATCTTTTCAAAGATGACAACGGTTCCGCTCACAAACTGATGATTTAATGCGGTAATCGAAACAGGTGCGCCACCTCCAGGCACTGTTACTGATTCCAAAAAAACAAAATTCTCGGTAAGAGTAAACGGTCTAGCGCCTAGTGTGTATTCGTCATCTGTTAGAGCAAAAGTGATTTCTGTTTCGCTCACAGATTGCAGAAAAATGTTCCCTGAAAATAAATCACTTCCGGCTTCTCCCCACTTGAGACTTGTTGGATAAAGACTTGGTGCAACGACTAAATCTTCGTATCTCTGCAAGGCAAACGGATGACTTGCGTTAAGATAATCGTTGGTAAGTGTGATATTGCCAAACTTCACCCCAATCTTGCCGGAATCTTCCACCTGTCCAAGTTCCAAGCTTGGCATTCTTTTGACAAAAGGCTGGTAAAAATTTTGACCAGCAAAGCCTCTGATTGAACCTCGGTAGGCTGTTCCGTCAACCGTGATCGTGGCAAGTAACTGGCTCATCAGATGTACCTAGCCGGAAGAAACTTGTCACCTTGCCTTCTCGTTCTTTCTCTCAGCTCGCTTCTAAATTCTTCAATGCCAGCTTTTGTCTGGCCTGCCATATCCGTATAAACATTTACTTCGGTGTCATTCTCACGAACTGCCACAATCAATTCAGCCAGTAAGCGTTTGACCTCTGGGTCACTCGTTGCGTTCAGTGCTGCGGTGTCGCCAGAGTTCAAGCGGTTCAAATTGCTGACACCATAACGTCTGACGGTTTCTGGAGATAGGATATATTCGCCAGGACTCAGCATGGCTGGAATGGTGTCCATTGGGTCTACGAGACCACCTCGTCTAAAGCCAATCTTTTGAATGCTTCCAATCAAAGAACTCAAATAGTCTTGCGCCAAATAATCGTATGCAGTTTGAGCCTTAGCTAGTTCGTCAAAAACGCCTAATCTTGGCTGGTTATTAGCTTTATTAAGGTAATAGATGCCAAAAGGTTTTTCAGCATTGCCAGCGTTCAGGTAAGAATAGACCAAGTTGCTTGCTCCAATATCTCCTGATTTATCTGGTCCTTTGAAAGTTGCGGCTGTTGTGCTGCCATACCAGAGAGTTCCTAGAGAAGAGATTGAAACCAAGCTTCCGCCTTGTGCTGCTGTTTGGAATGCGCTCGCAGTTGAACTGTTTAAGAGTTCAGTTGAGGCGTTAATAGATTGAATCAGTCCACTAATTGCTGAGTTAATCGCAGAACTTAACAAATTAAAAGAATTCGTCACAGAAGAAGCATTGAGGCTGACGGTTGGGGTGACAACGCCCAAATAAGGCGTTCCAGGTGTGGCGGTTGGGGTAATGGTTCCAAAGTTCAGACCAGACGTGTTCACCGTGAACATACTGGTGGACATCAAAACACTTAGATCAATTTGCGAAAGGTTGTCTGAATCAATGCTGAAGTTGCTGGAATCGAGGCTGATTTGTTTATCGACTTGTGACGTATCGACAGAGATTAAGTCGTTTTCAATCACTAAAGGAATTTGATAAACGGTAGTCAAAAACTCAACCTGCTGTTGAGCAAAAGCGAGTGTTGCTAGGTTTAACCCGCTAATCATGTCAGAAACTGCGGTTTGTAATTCTTCTGGTAAATCACCAAGTAAGTCTTCTGCACCTGAACTCAGCGTGCTGGCTGCTTGAATCGGCATGTTAAAGCCTGCTTGCAGTCCAAGTCCCGTTAAGTCACCAAGCACATTTTCAAAAATCGTAGTAAAGGCAGTTGAAGATTTAAATACGTTTCTGGCTGCGGTGAGGTATTCGTTGACGAATCCCTGCAGTGCTTTTATATCGTCTTCCGTTGCCTCTTGATCAAAGGCATTTTCTAGCAGGCTTTCGTAGGTGCTTTGAGCTTGAGCGAATTGTTCTTGTGGTCCTAATGGAGAAAAGTCCGAAAATAGCAGTTCCTGAACTTGGTCAAAAAGTCCTTGCACCAACTCATCAATCTTCTCAATCGTTCGCTCAAAATCTGACAGTAAGGCTTGCAAACCCGTTTCAACGTTTTGCAGTGCCAGAAGTTGCTGTTCTCTTTCGAGTTGGTCTAATTGCTTGTTTTTCAGTTCAATCGTTTTCGCTTCTGCTTTGTTTGCAGCATTCAGCAACTGAGTCCTTAAATCCTCATCATCTATTAAGTCCGCCAAGGCTTTTTGCTGTTCGATAGTCGCAATTGACTCTTGGTATCGAAACTCAATCTGCTCTTCAATGCTCATGTTCTGAAAATCAATGGCGTCAATCTGGTCTTGTGCGGATTGTGTCAAATCATCCAAGGCGTTCAGTGGTTCCTGAATATAGGCTTCAATCAATCCTTGAATAACAATCCTTGATTTCTCTTCTGTCTCAGCAATCTTGTCATTTACTTCTTTAATTTCTTTGCCGATCTGCTCCATTAGATATGGAGGCGCTGCTGCTAGTGTTTTGAAATTGATTATTTGCAAAGCTTCTAGGCTAGCGACTGCCTCTTCAGTGTTTTGCGTTATTCGGTTGATAACTTCGGTCAGTCCCAAATCTGGAATTAAGTCAGCTAGTTCGTCAATCTTTGGTTGCAGTTGATCCCTCGTTGACGGAGTGTCTGCAATGTTTTCAAAAATCGAATCGGCTTGAGCAAATGCTTTTTGCTGATTGGTTGGTCCTCCAGGTCTTGAACTGCTGAAGGCTGCTTCTAAGTCTCTGGCAAGTCCACCTCCAAAAATATAACCATTTGGGCCAAGTCCAACCGTGTCAAGGATTCCTTCTGCAGCATTTGTCGCGTTCTCAATCAAGGCTCCAATCAAGCGATTGATGGCACTGATTAAATCGCCCAGAATGTCAATCAGTGGGTCGATTGTGTCGAAGAGAATTTCAAAGCTTTTGTCGATGGCAGCAGCAACTTTTTCGTTGCTCAAGATTAGTTTGGCAGCGGCTTCCTCAACCGTTTTCGATTGAGCAATATTGGTTGCTCGGCTTGCGTTTGGACCTGCGCCAGAAATGCCTGAAACAATTGCTCCTGCGGTGCGGTCAGTCAGACCAAACTGCTCTTTCAGGTAGTTGGTGGCTTGTTCTAAATAGGTGAGATTTTCTTTGTTCTGCTGGAGTTCGATTTTTCGTTTTTGAATGTTTGATTCAATAAGTTTGTTCTCAAGATTAAGAAATCCCACTGCTTCTTCGAGAGGCACATTCTGTGCGCCTAGAATGTCAACTGTTTCCTTGTTTGAATTAACTGCTTGAGCAATTGCTTTGGTTTGTTCAGTCCTGATTTCTAAAAGTCCGTCTTCTAATTCTTGAATTTCCTCAAGACTCTTTATTTCTTGAATGTAGTTTGGGAACCCTCCGATTGCTGCGGTTACTCGCTCAGCCCCAATCGTAGGAAAGGCGTATTGTGAACCAGAAGGCGCAGCACCTCGAATGACTTCATCTAAATTCGCACCACCTCCACCAGTGGCTTGAGTGGTCAATCCCAAGAAGTTGGATAGTTTGTCAATGCCGCTTGCTAGTCCGTCAATGAATCCAGTAAAGAACTTACTTGCACCTAGCTTGTCATCAATGGCCCCAATCAAAGAAGTGAAGCTATTGGCAACTCGCTGATTCGCTTGCTCAATCGTTGAGGCAGAACTGTTGGCTTGTTGGGTTAAGGCTCTCTGGCTGGCAAGAATAGCGTCAAAGAATTTCTTGTTACTGAGCTGTCCGTCTGTGACGAACTTTTTCAAACCTCCTGGTA